TCTACAACTTGGCTTAGGCCGGCCGCAATAGCCAATAAAGTTTTACCACAGCCAGCCTTGCCCACTAAAGTTATAACATTTATCTTTTCGTCCTCTAATAAATCCATCGCAAAAATCTGCTCTTTATTTCTTGGTTTTAACCCCCATATGTTTCTTTTACTATTGGAGTTTAATAATTTAATCGGTTCACTGTAAGAAGTAAACCTTCCTAAAGCAGTTTTCTTTTCGTTTTGATTTGACACCAGCATTAAAAACTGATTTGGATTTAGTTTCAACTCTTCTTTATCTATGTATACATCTTCTCCTGCGTAAAACTGATCTAATACTGGTTCGTCAACCAAGTGAGTCACAAATCCGGTGTATATGTTGTCTGTATCTTTTACAACTTGATCTGATTGAAAATCCTCTGTCGTTAAACCCAAAGAGTCGCACTTAACACGCATGTTAATATCTCGTGTGACAACGATTACTTTTCTTTTAGGGTTTTGATTTTTTTGGTTTAATGCAACGCTAATAATCTCATTGTCAGGTACTCTAAGATCTAAGTCTTCTGGTAGACCCTCTTTTTTGACCATTTTTACGCAAATAAGACCTTTACCTTTATCTATTCTCACTCCTTTTGATAAACTACCTTTTTCTCTAAGTGCATCTAAGTTACGAATAATACTTCTAGCATTAGTTCCGCAGCCATCTTGTCTTTTTTTGTTATTATCTATTTCTTCAAGAACTTTTAAAGGAAGGACAATATCATTATTACCATAAGAACGAATACAATTTGCGTCTGTTAAACAAACGCTGGTATCAAGAATATAAATTTTTTTAGCCATTTGATCTCACTTTTTAGATCTCACATAAATTGAAGTATTACGCACACTTAAACTACGTGGCGCTCTTCAACTTAGTTATTATTAAATAGTGTTATCAAAAAAGAAAAAGTAAAAAACGATGACTGAAGACTTATTTATTTATAAGGGATTAATAATCCCTTGCACATAGGAGGATAAAAAAAATGAGTAGGGTTATGGTTAGCGCCCTCATGTTTATTATGTTGTCTGCTCTCTCTTGCGGCACAATAAACTCAAACATAGAGAACAATTTTCCAAGAGAGGGATTTGCATTTGTTAAAAAGACAGTTCAACTAAAAAGGTGCTTTGGAGAAGGCAAATGCGCAACTATGGAATTACGTTCCACTGGTTCTGGTTATGTTGTGCGTGTTTCAGAAAAAGGTGCTTGGATTGTTACCGCAGCACACGTTTGTAACGGAGAAAGTGGTTTATTAGAATCTGTTGATCAAAAAATAAACATGAAAGTATCAACAATAACTTTAGATAGTTATGATGCGGTTGTTATAAAAAAAGATCAAGAAATAGATGCGTGTCTTCTTTTTGCAGAAGGCTTAACTAAAGGTGTTGAAGTTATACCACTATCTTTAAAAGCTCCAAGGAGAGGTGAAAAAGTTTACAATATAGCTGCTCCTTTGGGCATGTTTGATTATGATATGGTACCCATTTTTGAGGGCAGATACGCTGGTGAAGAAGATGGACAAGATATTTATTCTTTGGCAGCTACTTTTGGATCTTCTGGTTCTATGATTTTAAATTCTAAAGGTGAGTTAGTTGGTATGATTCATTCTGTGTTGAAAGGATTTAGACATATAGCTGTTTCTTCTCCTTACGAAAAATTAATGGATTTTATTAGAGATGGACTTTCAGAAGCTACAATTGCAGAATGGGCATGCACACCTAATGAGTGTCTAATATATTAATATATATTCATAAGCTTTTTTCTATTCCAAATAGTTAGACCTAGTTTGTTTTTAACCCAGATTAGGTCTGAATATAAATTCATATAATCTGTATAATTATCTTCATCTGTATGCGCTTGCATAAAAGTAAACTCATCCATTTGAAAAAAAGTGTCCAAATAAAAATTAATTTTATTATCAATTTGCGTTCTATTATTTGATATTGATGTTTTTATATCTGGCAGGGTAAATGAATGATCTGTTCTGTCGTGTACTACAGTTATTAACAAACGTCCTGTTGCTAATTCGGTTTTAAGGCTTACATGGTCTATGTTCGTCACGTGCCAGTGTACTTGATCAAAAGAGCGAATAGATTTTTTTTTACCATACCTAGTTGCCATTAATCTACCGCCGATATCAAGTTTGCTTGAACAAACTCAACTTTTTTATTTTTATTTTTTGGATCTTGTAGGGTTAAATATTGTTCTGAATTCCATTGGAGGTATTGAATATCCTCTAGCAACCAAACTTTATTTTTATAATAAACCGGTGAACCTATATAAGCTCTTTTCCCATTTCCATCTAAAGTAAATCTTGTTGTGGACATATCAAACCTCGTTTTCTACTTCTTCAAAAAATGAAATAGTATTATATTTTTTAATATAGCGGTTAAATTCCATATAGTCAACCCCTAAAAATCTAGCTGCCTCTTTTTTTGTTCTAGCAATACTTAAAGCAGTTTTTAAAAGAGCATCGGTTACTGCATGTCTGGTGAGTCTCCAGATAGGTATACCATAAAATTTACCATATAAATATCTAGTAGATAATTCTAACTTAATAGCTATTAAATCTTCTAAAGAAATATTATTAATATTATTTAAAGTATTATTACTAATTTTATTTTCAGATTTTAATTTATTTATTATACTGTACTTAGAATATTTTGTAAAGGGTTTTTTATTTCTTTTATTTTTCCAAGGCATAAATTAACTTTTTATTTATTATAATCTGGTGATTCAGGCTCTGGTAAAGTAGATTTAAGTTCATCTTCAAATCTATCAAAATAAAGTTTAAGATTAGTTAACATATATTCTTTATAAAGCTTTCTGTCTTCTGCATCTGCTAATGATTCATAAGCATCTTGAATCTGCTTTTCAACCTTGTTGAAGGTAGTTGACGCAAAGTTTCTTCCTGTAATGTTCATACCTTCCAAATCTTGAAAAGACTCAGGCTCTTCCTCTGCGATAGGTTCTTCAGGCATGTCTTGATCGCGTACTGGAATAAATTTATCTTCAATATCGACATCTAAAGTAACTTCTTCTTCAAGTTCATTTTGTTCTTGACTTTCTCCAGCAGTTGCAGTAAGATCTACCGGTGCTAAAGAATTTTGAACAGCATTTAATATGTGTGCTCTAAAAGAGTCCCTTTGAGATTTTGAAGTCGTAAGTCCTTTGTAAGCGTCCTCAATAATAGGAATTATTACTTTTAAAGTGTCCTCAAGAACATTTATCCCCGTTGCTCTTTGAGGTTGCTCATCTGGAACATCAGCGCTTACTTCTTGTATTAAAGAACGAATAACACCGCGAAGTCTATCTTCTTCAAGCATTACTTTTTCTTTCTTTTCAGCAAGATAATTTTTTAGAAGACCGCGAATCGATTTACGAAGTCGCTTTTCTTCTTTTAGTTCTTTTAAAAATTCATCGCGATCAATCATTAATTTACACTCCAAGTTTCTGTAATAAATAGTTTAACGCCTCATTAACTTCATTTTCAGAGACTTTTCTTTTTTTTCGAGGATCAACACCCATAGCGACTGAGCCCCCTGCCACTGAGGATATTTCTTCTAGTTCATCTTCTTCTTCCAAAATTTCATCAACTAACCCACGAAAGATACCCAAAAAGGGTTCATTAACCTCCTTGAGTTCTTTATTTACCATGTCTGCTATGTAGTCTGCTCTATCTTTTGAAGTGTCTGGTAAAAATCGTTCAATATCTTCGTCGTTTCTTAAAGCATTTCTAAAATCAGTGGCACTTAATACTTCACCGATAGGATCAAAAGCATAATCAAGAGGGTTTAAAACTTCTGCATCTTCAACATATTTTTGTACATTGCCAGCGAAACGTTCAGCAGCATCGCCACCCTTCGTTGAAGCACCAAGAATAATTTTTGTTCCTCGCATTTCTGGTGAGTTTCCATATTCTATTGCCGCTCTTACAGGTGAGTTGTTTTCTGGAATTTCAACATCTACATTTCTAAGGTTAGCGTCGTCTAAATATAGATTTAAAATTTGTTCAGCAGTTTCTGCTGTAATTCCATCTTTATCTACAGAGCTAACCAAAACAACCACTCTATCAGCCAATTTAGCATAATGTTTTATCATATCTAAATGGCCTCTGTGAGCAGGTTTAAACTTTCCAGGCAAAATAGCAATAGTTTCGCCTTTATTTTGCTCTCGAAGCAATTCCTTTACCATCTGTGGGATTTTGCCCCTTCCGTACTTAAATAACCCTAAAAGTTGGTTCATTGGAGCAAAGTTTCCTGTAAACTTGTACATTTGACCATTGTGTTGGAATACAAACCCTTCAACAACAGTATCAATGTTGTCATGATGTTTAATTTTATCAAGCTGTCGAACTAAAATGTCTTGGGCTGCCTCTTTTTCTGGCCCATCGTAAGTCTGGATGGCACGAATGGCTTTTTCAGTTTCATTTTTAAGTCTCTCTACTTCAGGCTCATTATCTAAAATATAAGCACTTTTTAAACCGCGAAGAAGCTCCACAGCAAAATCATGAATAGCCATTTCAATTGGTTGTACAAGCTTGGCAATTAAGAATTTTGAATTTTTATTAAAAGCTGACACTTTTGCTTTTTCTTCTTTTTCCATCCCTCTAGCTATCTGTGAAATTGTTGGAGCACTTTTGTCTCCCAACATTCTTCTGACAAGAAGTTCAACGCGATCATTATCTAACTGAGGGAAGCTTTTTGCGGTATACGGTGTTAATTTATCTCTCAAATACTCATTAATGGTCATATCGCCTGAATATCCTGTAGCCTGTATCCGATTTAAGGTTTTTTCAATAAATGTTTCATCTGTAATTTTGTTAAGGGTAAGAAAAGCAGTTCTACGAACGGAAAAGTCTTGATCTGCTGTGGCTTCTTCGAACCTATCGACTACGCTGTCTAAAAACGCTGATTCTTTTTCGTTTGCTACAACTTCTAAGCTGTTGTCCTCTTCGTTATACTTTTTATGTCCCATCCTATGGATATTTACGACATTTTCGTCATAGTTAACAACATTTGGAGCAATTGGACCTTGAATCTCTGTGTTATAAAATATTTCACCATTAGGTCCAAAAATTTTAGCTCTTTCTTTTTCTGAAAGCGACTCAACAGCTTTTACATAAGCGTTAAAAGCTGTGACGTAAGCCTTTCTCGCGCTTTCACCACCGCGAAATTCACGATTAATAAGATCTTCAAAGGTCATGCCTCCACGAGACATGTCACCTTTGTTTCTTGCTGCGCGAGGCTTGCCATCAACGTAACCAAGAAATATGTTATAACCATCAGTCTTTTCTGTTCCTACAAGTTCACCCCTGGCGGCTTTTTGTAAGATGTCGGCCATTTCATTAAAGGTAAGATTACGATTATCGTAAAGATGTGATAAATGTCCTGCAACGCCGCCCATAGATTTATTTTCCTTCTTCTAATATTCTTACTTGTTCTTCTAGGAGTGAGATTTTATTTTCAAGAGTTCTGACAACCCTTTTTATTTCAAGTAAGTTTTTACGAGCAACTGATAGTTGCCTACTTTCCCTTTGACTTTTTGGTCGCACCTCGTCTAGGATACGAAGAACAGACTCGACGTAAGCACGAGCAGTAGGATTACTTTTAACTTCTCCTATCAAAAAGTCCCTGGTCATTTTCCGTAGATCAACTTTCATTAGTTGTCCTTAGAGATTTCTTCAAGAATATCGCGTACAGCGTCACGAAGAGCTGCTTCATCCAAGTCCTCAAGAACTGCTTCTTTTGAGTCTGCAGATTGTGGATGTTTTTCTTTCAATTCTTCTTTTTCTTCTTCCTCGTCTAGTTCCTCTGGCGCCTCCTCTAGTTGAGCAGTTTTATAATCAGCATTGGACAGATCATAAGTCGCCATGCCTTCGTTTAGAAATGATTTCTCTTTTGGCTTATATCCCCATTTATCCATAAGCATTTCGCCAAATTCTTTATCTCTCCAGTTTTTGTAAGACATTTTCTGTTCTCCTTTGGTGTCTTTATCTTTATAATTAGTTTCTTCAAGTTGTTTCTTTCTACTATCTTCAAAATCACGAAAAACCATGTTACCCTTTTCATATGCTTCTCGTTCCATTTCGCGCATATGCGGGTCTTTTTGAGCATAACCGGGACCAGTAGGACCCATGCTCACTAAATCGCCTCGTTCGTTTTGTAAGTGATGGACCAATTCATGCGAAAGCGATCGAAGGCAATCTTTCATGTGCCTACCAGTTACAAACACAGTAATGGACTCGTCCGCAGGGTCATAATGAGCGGTTTTGCCAAAGGGCTTCATGCTATTTTGTTTATCTTGAGCAAATGTTATGGTGGGTTTATTTTGGAGTTTATATCTTTGATGAAAAAACTCCAATAAATCATTGGCATA